ACATTAGTTGGTTTGCCACCAGGATTACCGGCAGCTCTCTTTCTGCTGACAGCACTCGCCTTTTGCGACTTTGTCATTCGTGTGGCTTTTGCAAGTGGTACGCACTTTGGATATTTTCTCTTGCTTCCCTTTGCTCTTCCACAAGGTTGATATTTTCCGTTCTTCTTCGGAGCTCCAATATCTACCCACTTCTCTTTGACCCATGATCTTAATCCTTTCTTAGCCATTAACTATATTTTGTTTTTTTACGTTTTTTCTCTTTTACTGCACCGCAACCTCGAGCAATGCCACCTTTATTAAATTGTGAAACTTTTTTTCTTTCCTGTGAAATTTTGTTTGATTCAATCATACCACCGTCAGCTTTTTTCTTTGGTTTCTTTTTTCCTCCTGGAGTAACTTTTCCAGAACAAACCGCACCTGCATACATATTAGCATATGCAGAAGGGTAAACTTTAAATTTTCTTTTTGCTGCAGCTTTGCCTTTAGCACATAATTTACCCATGACCTTGACCTCTGTATTTAACGTGTTGACGTCTTTTGTTTTTATTCTTTGGCCTACTGCGTGAAGAATTACCTATACTAGTTCTTTTTTTGACAGGTGTAAAGTATTGGTTATTTGGTAATTTAGCTACCATAAATTCTCTCTTGTAAAAAGTCAAAAAGATAAGGTTCTTTTTGAGCTATCTCTTTAAAATGTTGTTTTCTTTTATTTAAATGCATTTCTACAGTTTTAAAATTATTTTTCCAAAAATCAAGATTTGAATTTTTGTTATAATACATAGATTCCTCAAGTGTTGTAGGAAACCAATTCATACCTGTCGCAATACAAGGAAACCCTCCTGTAGAAGTCCAATAACCTTTCTCCATTTTGTCTGTCATTGCTCTCTCTATCACAGAGTCAGGTGCCATATTTATTTTTCTTTTCTGTATATCTCGCCAATATTCAGTGTCAATTCTATCTGATAAATAATAGTGCATGGCTACAAATTCAGCAAAATTTCTAAACATTCTTCGATTACTCCAGTTATAATGTTCTTTTGTAAATTCACTTACTATGTTCTTTTTTAAAATAGGAAGTAATTTAATTAAAAAAGAATGAATTGTAAGTAATCCATTACTTTCTAAAGGCTCTATAAAACCAGCGGATAGTCCAATAGCACATACATTTTTAACCCATAATCTTTTATGAATTCCTATTCTCATTTTTATTTTTTTAAATTCTAAATCATCTTGACCAATATGTTTTTGAAACTGTTGTAATGCTTCGTCATCATCAATATATTTATCTGAATAAACATAGCCTGTTCCCATTCTACTCCATAACGGAATATTCCATATCCAACCATTTTCTACAGCTTTACAATTAGTATATCCTTTAAGCTCTTGTTTTTTATTTTTATAAGATTGTTTAGTAGCCCATGCAGAATTATTAGGTAATAAATCCTCATAACTTTCAAAAGGTTCTTTTAATGTTTCTCCTAAAAGTAAAGATTTAAAACCAGTGCAATCAATGTAAAGATCTGCTTGCATTTTATTTTCTGTGTCCATAAGAAGTTCTTTGATAGAGCCATCTTCTTCTCTTTTTATTTTAACTATATCCTCAATTATTACTTTTCCGCCTAAGGGCAAAAAAATATTTTTTTCCATCCAATGTGCAAATTTTACAGCATCAAAATGATATGCTGTATCTTTTGTAAAATTAAAAGTAGGAAACAATTTATTATTTGTAATTCTACCTTGATTTATTAATGCCATGTGTGGAAACATGCTATCTGCATAATCCTGTACGGATAAGTTAGGTTTTAAAAATTTTAAAAAATACCAACTATTTGAATGTATTGTTTCATCATAATAAGGTTCACCAAAAGGGTAGTGAAAACCACCATCTCCTTTTTGATAAAAATTTTCAAATCTTATACTTTGTTTATAACTAGCATCACAAGCTTTCATAAAATCTTCATCTTGAATATTTAAAAGCTGTAAGAAATTATTAATTTCACCCAAAGTGCTTTCTCCTACACCAACAGTAGGTATTGATCTTCCTTTGATCATTACTATTTCTTTTTCAGGAAAAGTTTTTTTTAAAACAGAAGCTACTGAAATACCAGCAGTTCCTCCTCCAACTACACATATTTTTTTAATAGGTTTTATTTCTGTCAATATTTCTTTTCTATTATTTTCTTTATTTTAAGCACACCTTCTACATCAGGTTCTAATTCTGCCACTACTTGACCACATTCATAGCGAATGACATTTGATCTATTGTCTGCTAAGTTACGTTCACTTTCTCTTTTAACTTTAAGGCAGTGAGCTAAACCATCAGTTTTCATAAATCCATCCGTAGATCCGTTTACTATCATCAACATTGCAAATACTGTTTCAATTACTGCCATTTTGTCGCACTTTATCTTTTAATTGTTCTACATCATTTTGCATTTTTTCCAACTGGGTTTTTATAAAGTCTATATTTATATTATTACTTTCAATAGACTGCACTTCTTTTTCCATAACCTCATTTTGCCCAGCTAGAAACTCGATTAACATGTACAATTCCTGATTTACGGGGGTTTGCTCAGCTTTTTTTAACAAGTCCGCTTCCATTAATTGTCTTGCAGTCTCAAGTTGGGTCAGCCTTTGAGTAACATCACTATAGGCAAATATACCTACCCCTATGGCTACAATTAACCCAATTAGGTTTCTCATAGGCATACTAATCGCTGTGTTATCGGATATTTTCATTATTTATTCATTTGTGCTAGTGGGTTAGCAAGAGTTAACTTAATTTGTTTATCTATACTCTCTTGTAATTCTTTCATCTTATCTTCTAAGTCCGTTTTTAATTTTGTCATATCTTCTTCAACAGTATCTATTGCAATCTTTAAATCTTTTGAATTCTCTCTAGCGTCTTCTTTAACTTGTTGTTCTACATCATTGACAATTTTCTCTACTCTTCTTACATCTTGCCGAAGGTCGTTTTTGAGTTCGTTTGCCACATCACTTACTAAGCGGATTTCCGACATCATCATTTCCATTTCACTCATAAGCATTTCTACTTCTGTTTGTATCAAATCTGTTTTGCTTTTCATTTCTTCTTTAGTTAAAGCAATAGTCTTATCAAACTCTGAAAGGTCCGGGGCAACATAAGACTCAATCTGCGCAGACATATCTTGAAATTTCTTGAACATCTCAAAACCGCCATATAAAACACCAACAGTACTACTTAA